TAGTAGCTTCTAATTCAGCCTTTACGCTTTCTAATGCACTAGCATTATCAGCCTTTGCACTTTCGATTGCTCCGTTTACTTCGGATTTAATGCCTTCGAAAGCACTTTTAATTTCTTCTACCATTAGTTGAAAATTTTAAATGATTGTAAATATTTGTTTACTTCTATTTCGATAGAAATCATCGGATCTTCTTCCTCAGTTGGCAATGCTTCTTCAGCGGTTGGCTCAGGAGAGATTGACTCTTCATCTTCCATCTCAGATAGATATTGTTGTAATTGCTTGAGTTTAAGTTCTAACAACTCAAAAGTTTCATCAGTAAAGTGTCCATTTCTCAATGACTTAATGGTTTTACCCATCTCATCAACTAGAGTTGACTTAATCTGACTTTTAACTCCTACTGTTGGTGTATTTGCGTTTGCACCCCACAATACTGAACTACCCTCAAACAATTTTATTTCATTGATTTCATTGTACCCTGATTTCTGTTGTGACTTAATAGTCTGAAATCCGATACTATGTTCTGTGATATGACCATCTTTGTATAACTCATACAAGTCATTACCTAAAGTTGTATTAGGTAACTTAACACTTGCCTTTAAGCCATAACCATCTTCCATCATTTCATATGGTTTAGCAATAGGCTTGTCTGTAGAATGGTTCATTAAATGCCAAATTCTGTTTTTAGCTTGTGGGCCATTTTCCTTTAGTGTCTTAGTAAAAGCACCTGGTGTAATTACATCACCATCGGAATCCACATTACCAAAAGCAGAATAGTACATAGTAATAATTCTACTTCCATCCTCCATATCTATTGGAGAACCTTCGATTGATTTCTTGTTATAAAAATTACTCATATTTATTTGTTTAAGCGACATACACCGTGCAGCATCGGCAGTTGCAGTTATTCGCTGCTCCGCCACTTGCATCATGTGCATATTGCATTTCAATTACACCGTAGTTAGGAGTGTTTACCATGAATGGTTGATTCACAGGTATTCTTACTCCACCATCATCAGGGTTCGTTTGCCTATCTAATGCTAGATGCCAAGTTCTTGGACTACCAACATATTCAGCGTGAACCCATTGTTTTAGCAAAGGTATATTAATTCCTTGTGTTGCCCCAATCGCACCTGTGCTTAAAGCTTGATGAGATTCTGTTCTTGCTATTAATAAACTCCTTGAAACATTTATCTTACCTTCTCTTAGCATTTGTATAGCCATTGCGTTTGTTTCGTTTGTAGAAAGGTTATTAGCCCTTCCATAAGCAATAACATTATTTAGTATCCTTGCTATCTCGTTATCGGTTGTGTTTTGTATGCCGTACATTTTTGGGCCACTAATAGAAACCCAATAGGATAACATAAACGCTAACCACTCATCCATTATGTTTAACGGATCAAGGTCAAAATCTTCTGCCTTCTTATACTTGTCAAATATCTTTTGATACCTCATAGCGGTATAACCACCAGTACCTTCGTACAAAGTTCGTAAAATATCGCTAATCTTATCTTGGTTGAAAAATGTCTTGTTATAGTTCGCTAGTTGAAATACCCCCATCTCTTTTACCAACTCCGCAGCTTTATTAAAATCACTTTGTAAGGCCTTTTGTATTTTGGGCCTAAACTCCGTGATGGACTTCCTCGCTATGGTTTGTTGCAAATTGAATTGCTGAGAAGGTTGTAATATCTTGGACATCCATATTATTTTACAGGAGGCAAATTATAATCTCCTTGTTGTTGAGCATCTCTTGGATTCTGCAACATTGTTAACTCATCGATAGGTAAGTAACCAGCAGGTATGTAGATAGCGTTCATGACATCATCTTGAACAGTATCGTATCTCATTGCTTGTCTTTTTTCGTTAGGAGTAATCCACCATGATTGAGAAAGGATAGCAGATAACTCTTTCATATCCTCTTGCAACTCTGGGAATACTGTAATATCGAAATCGATATAATATCCGCTACCGATTTCACCTTCAAAGAATCTATTGAACGCATCACGAATTAAAACTAATTCAGGAAGTACTACTTGAGTAAGCATTTCCTTTTTAGCCTCTTTCATGTTATTGTAAGTCTTGTTATCAGGATCGTTAAATAGTGCAGAGTTAACTCCGTACACATTACACAACTCACGAAGTGTAATCTTCTCTGATTCTAACAACTGAAGGTCAACAGGAGATAATCCCATATTCACCCAACCTAGTTTAGCACCTGCAATCAAAATCTTACCAGCATTTTGAATAATGCCTCCTTGGGTTTTAGTTCCGTACTGATTGTAGAAATCTTCTTTTAACTTACCAGCTTGTTCAGGGCCGAAATCATTTGACTCATCTGCATACAAGATACCTTTAGGCCCTTGATTCTGCAACATACCTACAGAGGTATCTTTAGCATCGTTACTGCGTTGAACAGTTCTGTAAGCAGCTTGTAAAGGCGATAATCCATATAATTGTTGTCCATTGGTTGAGAAGTAGGGGTTGAAGTATTTTAAGTGGATTACATCTTTAGCATCCAACTGATCCCACCCAACTAATGTGAAGGAGTAGCCTTCAACCCCATTGATAGTACCATCGCTAATGATAGCGACATATTGGGATGGGAGAGTAACTAGTTCGGCAACCTTACCATTGGAGAGTCTATTCGCCCAGATATAAGAGTTGCCTGTAATAAGCTTATAGCCTACAATATTCTCGATGAACTCAGAGAATGATTGGTATGGATTCGGTCTTTCTAATAATTTGTTTAGCGGACTATCAGCAATCTCATCAACTGCTTTAATCCTTACTAACTCCGCACGAGCAATATCTGCTCCGCTTGATGCGTTAGCCATCATAGATTTATAAGTGTTCAAGTCTTTCTTGCTCTTAACCTTATAAACATAGAATGGAACTGTAGAGATTGTTTTTGAGATACGCTTGATGATAGAATAGACTTCGCTATTGTTATCGTAATCCTGTACGAACTTGGCATAGTCTAAATTTGGGTAAAGCGTTCTACCGCCTATTAAACCACCAAAATCACCAAATGGGTTATTAAGGTTCGTATTTTTTCTAGGGGCTGCCTTTTGTTTAAAAGGATTAACCGCACTTAGTATGTCCGTTAACTTCACTATATGATATTTTTACAAAAGTAACAAATTTTTAACCTAAACCACCCATCCTCTTTTTGCTTTCGCATATTTTGAGTATATGGCATAACGCATAGCATCCATCAAGTGGTCACGAAACTTAACAGGCTCATCCATTGTATTGCCATCATGATCCGTTTTCCACTTATAGTTTTTAATCTCATCCAACAAATCTAAGGACTCTGATTTTACAAACAATGGAAATGATTTAACCTTGTTAATTCCTGCGAACACATCTTTGGTAGCTGATTTCAAATTAAACCCTGCTTTATTTACCTCGGCTATTGTTTTGGGTTCAGCAGCATCCGCAAATATCTCATCTCTACGAGATAAGCCCATTGACTTTAATCTGTCTATAAGAAGTGCAGTTGACATCTTCGTATCGTAGATAAGTTGTTCGACATAAATATCACCATCAAAGTTTTTGCATCTAACAAGTGCCGTTTGGTTGTTATAACCAAAATCTAGTCCGTAGAAAATATCTCCGCCCTCTGGGAAGTTTCTTCTCCTTCTCCAATGCGAATAAATCGTTGCTTCACTAATTGCCCTTTCTCCTAGTCCATAAACTCTCCAATACTCATGGTCGGCATCTTTAAGCCTTTCAATCTCCGCTATGATGGTTTTGTCTAAAAATGGATTGTCCTTGTAAGTAGTGATGGTAAAGTCAGTATCTTCCCTAGGAATGACCTTATCGTATATCCAAGAGTAATAATCGGATGGATTATAGTCAAGTACGATTTTATCCGTAGTTCTTAGGGCTAACTGCATCCAAGATTCGTAGTTAACCTCGTTTGCCTCGTTAATAAACAGGTAGTGTCTTTTACGACCTCTAATCTTCTGAGGTTGGTCGGTAGAAACAAACTCTACGGTGTTGCCATTAAGGAAGTATAAATTCTCTGACTTATTGTGCTTCTCCTCGGAATAGAGCTTATACTTAGATAGTATCTCAATAAAATCCCTCATGACCGAACCTTTGATGCTTGGTAGGGATGAACGGCAAATTGTTAGGGTTTTACCTCTTTCTTGCAGGAGCTTTACTATAAACCAGGTAAGCACATTGTAAGTCTTTCCTGACCTCGTACCTCCTTGCATAACAGAGATTCTCTTCTTTGAGTTGTTTAGTACCTCAAAGACAACATTGGTGGTTACTTCCATAGAAATAAATTAAAAATTTTGGTTTGCTCAAGACAAAGCTAATCTTTTTGGTTTTATAGGAAAGTAGGGGATATCCACCATAAAGTGCATTATTTGACACTAATGAGTGCATAATGAGTCATAAAATGCACATTCTGATGTGCTTTGTGC